GGCTTAGTACCTTCTGGTTCTTTAAGATCACTAAGAGGTACAACCAAGGGTACATAACTTGGTACGTCAGCTGTAGGTAACGGTATAGATATTGTTTCTATATTAGTAACTGGTGGAATAATTATAGTGGGTAAATCCACTTTATGATAACCCAATAATAACAGCACATCCAGACATACCATCACCTGCTGTTGATGCAGTTGTACCAAATTTACCTGCTAGATTGTCTAAGTTAGGAGAAGCGTGATCCTCAAACACATAAGCATGATGATGTCTTTCATTTGTTCCATTATCTCCTTCTCCTATTACAGTATAAGTAGATTCACTATTATTGCTTCTAATATAGTCAATTGCATCAGTAGCAATATTAGAAGCATTACCAGCAACAACTCTTAAAAGTTTTGTAGCATTTGTTGTATTATTTGGTGCAATACTGAAACTTGATGTATCATCGTCATCACTTGTTGAAAAAGCTGTAGCTATACTATTTACATATTCAATATTATTAACATTATCTAAAACAATTACCGAATACCCATAGTTACCATGATCTGTACCATCATCAGAAATTAATTGTATACTATAATCATCTGTTGCTGACGTAGCACCATCTGCCATTACTGTCCAAATACTGGTAGAATTAAATTTTGTAGCTGCATATATTCGCCTTGTAAGTGCTGTAGTTGTACTATTGTATTTTAAATTTAATGTGTAATGATTATCAAACCTATCTAACCAAGTAGCAGCAGTATTTGTACTTGCTTGCCTTAAAGCTACAATAACAACAAATAATCTTTTACCTGCAGTAGTAACTGTTGGAATATTACCCCATGTTTCATTTGCACCACTATCTGAACTTACATTTCTAGTTTCGTTTGACGTGCCAAGAGTACCAGCATCATAATAATGATCTACAAATGTTAGTGAAGGAGGTGTAACAGCTCCTGATTCTTTCCACGCAGAAGACACTTTTGCATAAAGGTTGGAACCTTCTTTCCAAGTTCCATTTACATTGACGTAATAGTTACTTGCTGTTTTCCAAGTACCATTAACATTCACATATAGATCAGCCATAATTTAAGCAGTATATTTAATCCAAATGTCACCATCTGAACCACTACTAGGAGCAGAAGTCGAAGTAGTAATTTTTCTGACACCGGGAGTGCCTGATGCTGTTGAAGTTACTGTAGCAACAGCACCTACAGTTGTAATATTAGATGAACCAGCAAATGTACTGATTGCTGTATTTTCTACGTTATTTAATGATAAATCAGTTTTTACTTCAGCATAACTTCTACCTTCTAAACCATTAGCTGTAAATTTTGCATAATCATCATCTGCAGCATCTGCATCATCTATCTGTACAATTTTATTATCTGCAATACCTACATCAAGTGTTTCAAATGTAGGATCTGCACCATTGTTTGCTCGTAAAAATTTGCCATCATTAGAGCCAGTTCCATGTTCTAACTTAGCTAATGTTACAGCTGTGTCTGCTATATCTTCAGTAGCTATTGTACTGTTAGCAATACTTTTTGTTGTTATTTCTGTTATTGCCATAATTTAAGTTGGTTCCGTCGGCCATGTAATATTAGACAACTTTACATCAGATGGTGTTTGATTTGCTGGTAAATCTCTTAATGCTTGTCTGTAAGTTTTCTGTGCGTCAGTCATTGTTCTGTCAGGTAACGCCATCCAATCAGATTCTTTTAATTTTATATTTCTTTCAAAGCGTAGCTCAACCATAGCTAAAGAACCGTTTGCAGCTTTCCAACTTTCCCAAGCAGCGTTTATCTGCTCATCAGTTGGCTGTGCATCTGGATTTCTTCCGTCATCGTACCATTTTGCAATACTATGAGTAGTCCAATTTATGACATACTGATTGTTATTTAAGCCTAGTTGCTCAATTGCTAAATCAATGTCAACGTCTGCGTTAATTGTCATAATTTAATCCATCCTCCAGATGATAACTTGTGCATAAAATTCTCCTTCGTCAGTACCAGAGTCATTTGTAAAATTACAGGGTCTTCCCATTCCAATAGATGATTTTGTTACTGAACATCTGTGTTTAAGAAAATAACCTTCAGTTGAAGCATTAGTTACTACACCAAAACCAGAGGAATTATTTTGGTTTGGGGAACTCATATTACTAAAAGCCTGATCTCCAAAAAGTTTGTCAGTACCACCATCTGTAACAATTTTTGTTCTATGTACATTTACATCAAAAGCCATCGCACTAAAGTACATTAAATAAGTCCCTGCTGGTAATGTAAATTCACCTGTGCCTGTATCTAAAGTACAAAAACTTTCTCCATCATGTTGTTTTGATTTTAAAATTCTTACTCTATCTTCTCCACTTGTAAAAGTACCACCATCAGCATTGTGGGATTCTACTTGTCTTAATACACAAACCGCAGTACCGACACCAACATTTTGTAATGAACCAAATATATCAACACCAGTAGATGTAGTCTGTAACTTTAATGCATCATTATGGTAAAGACTTACTGCTCCATTACCAATACATTTTATAGCATCTTCACCACCAGTCTTTAAGTAAATATCATCTGCTGCTAAAAGATTTATATCATCAGCAGCATCTAAAGTAATATCACCAGCATTGGTATCAATTACAAGGTTCACTCCGTTGTAAGAAATATCTGAATCAAGTCCTGTACCAAACCTTAACTTTACATCATCATTAAAATCTATACCTGTTGCACCACCCACTGATGATATTGTCTCAAACGTAGGATCTGCTCCGTTGTTTGATCTTAAAAACTTACCATCACTTGTACCATCACCATGTGGAAGTTTGGCTAGTGTTACAGCTTCGTCTGCTATCTTAGCTGTAGTAACGTTAGCATCAGCTATCTTAGCTGTAGTAACTGCACCACTTGCGATTTTAGCCGTTGTAACTGAATTGTCTCCGGGTGTAGGAACTGATACAGCAGAACCAATTTGTATTATAAATACAGTATCACCACTTGCTAGGTTAGCACCAAATATAATAGTATTAGCATCTACAAGAGCAAAACCTTCTGAAGGTGCTGATGTACCTGTATTAGCTTTTTGTATTACACCATTAAGACTTACAATTAATTGAGCTGCAGTTGTAACACTAGCAGTAGATCCTGAGTTACTACTTTCACGTAAATCATATGTAGCTATACTACCATCTAAAGTTGGTGCTCCACTACCGCCAGCTGGACATAAAAATAAATATTTAAACTCACCAGTAGTTGTAAGTTCTTTCCATGCAGATGTACTACTATCATACACCTTTATTTTATCAGCATTAGTATCGTATACTAAATCGCCTTCATCATTATTAGATCCGGGTTCTCCAGCATTTACACGATACCTATTACCAAAGTCATTTATATCTGTACTTAAGTTAATTAAATCAGCTTCTTTTAATGTTGCTTTATGATAATTATATATCTGTCCAGATCCAGTTGATGTAACTAACATACCTACGCCAGCAGCAATAGTTGTACTATTAAACTGAGAATTAATATTATTAATTGTTACTTCAGTATTAGATGTAATAGTATCACCTGTAGTGCTAGTACCAGATCCATTAACAACAAGACCTCCAGCATCAGCTATTGATATTACAACACCGTTTGCAGGTTGAGTTTCAGGAAATGATTCATCATCTGCTATAACTTCTAATCCACCAATAGGTGCTATCTGTGCAGCTACGTAATCTACAACAGCTCCAGATGTTGGAATGTGAGAATCACTATCAGAAATAGTTGTTTGCTCACAACCTATCTTAGCAATAGTTACTGAGTCAGCAGCAAGTTTTGCTGTTGTTACGTTAGCATCTGTAATTTTAGATGTTGTTACTGAGTTAGAAGCAAGTTTTACATCTGTAACTTGTGCACCAGCAATGTGAGCTGTATCAATAGATCCATCTGCATAGTGTTCAGAATCTATACTGTCGTCAGCTATCTTAGCATTTGTAATAGCATCCGCAGCTATTTTAGCTGTGGTAACATTAGAGTCTGTAATTTTAACGGTTGTTATTGCATTATCTGCAAGCATACCCGTAGCTACAGTTCCTGTATCTCCAGTTGTTACTACCGTACCAGTTACGTTAGGAAAGGTAATAGTTCTGTCAGCTGTAGGATTAGTTACTGTTAATGTAGTTTCATGTACATCATCTGCAGAACCTTCAAATTGTATGTTAGCATTTTGACCTAAGACTAAATCACCAGTCAAAGTACCACCAGTAGAATCTAATTTATTAGTATCAAACTCCATTGCTTTACGCATAACTTGCAATTGATTGTTTGTTAAATCGCTTGCAGTTATTGCAGATCCAGCTGCAAAAGATGCTCTAGGAGTAGGTTCTCCTAAATCTGTGACTGGATATATTGAGATTGTACCACTACCTAAATCAGCTCCACCAATATGTATGGTCTGGTCTGATAAATTTACAGTATATTCTCGAGGTGAAGCAGACTCATTTATTGTACCATTTTGATATGTAAGAGTAACTCCATCTAATTTTACTATAACTTCAGAACCTTTAAATGTTGTAAAACTACCTGAATAGCTATATGTATTAGCTTGCTCACTGTATAAATTATTATGAGCTTTTGTTAAGTCGGTTATGTGTGCCATTTAGTTTGCTTGGTTTATTTCAAGTAGATTGTTCAATGCTTCCGAATTTTGTTCTAAAGCTGCAGCTGTTGCTCGTGCTTTTAATTTACCTTGTAAATCTATTTCAGCAAAATCAGGTAACTTAGAATGAACTCGACCTATTGCTTCAGTTAAAGCTGCATCAATTTTATTTTTAGTTTTAGAAAATTCTTTAACAGCATCGCTAGTATTACCTGTTCG